TAATGTATCCATTGATGGTTCTGCTGCTGTTACACTAACAACAACATTTAATGATACAGACATATCTGCACTTGCTGCACAGTCTGGTACTGGTTATGTCGTAAGAACAGGTGATGGCACATATGCTCAACGTACTCTACAGGCGACAGCATCGTCTGGAATCACTCTTACCAATGCTGATGGTGTATCAGGTGATACAACGATTAACGTTGCTTCAGCGTCCACCAACGCATCAAACAACCTTGTCCTACGTGACGGTTCAGGTAACTTTGCTGCTAATGTAATTACAGCATCACTCACAGGAGATGTTACTGGTAACTTAGTTGCTGCAACTTCTACTGCTAAAGATTTAAATCCTGCTGCTGATAGTACATATGACTTAGGTACTACTTCAGTTAGATGGCAAGGAATATATGCAGATGCTGCAAACATAACTGCTATTACTGGAGACCTTACAGGTACAGCAGACATAGCAACAACAGTTACAGTTGCTGATGAGCAGACGGATACAACTTGCAACATACTGTTTGCAACAGCTGCAACTGGTAATCTAGGAGTTAAGAGTAGATCTACTCTTACCTTTAATGCTGATAACGGAAGAGTAACTGCACCGAGTTTTGGTGGTGCATTTATTGGTAATGCTGATACAGCAACAAAATTCTATTCATCTAAGACAATCGGTGGAGTTGCATTCGATGGTTCAGCAAATATAGATCTTGCTGGTGTTAACATTGCTGGTACTCAGGATACATCTGGTAATGCTGCTACTGCTACTGCCTTGGCTGCTTCAGTCAACATTGGTGGAGTTGCATTTGATGGTACTGCATCAATCAGTCTTCCAGGTGTTAATACAGCAGGTAACCAAGATACATCTGGTACTGCTGGTTCTGCAACACAGGTAGCAAACCTCAATAACCATGATACTGCTGATTTAACAGAAGGTACAAACCTCTATTATACAGAAGCAAGAGTACAAGCAAAACTTGATAATGCTTTTGAACAACTCAGTGCAATGCTTAACAACCTTGCAACTTCAACTACTTTAACATTGAATCTATCTGGAGACCCAACACCAGGTTCTGTTACAACTCTCGGTTCTATTACTGCTAGTGGTCTTGGAGGATACTCTAATGCAACTGGAGTAGCAACCTCTGGTGGTACTGGTTCTGGATTAACTGTTAATACTACTGTTGATGGAAACGGTGCTATTACAGGTCTTGCACTTAATGCTGCTGGTAGTGATTACTTAATTTCTGACACACTAACAATAACCAACCCAAATCTAGGTGGTGTTTCTGCTCTTAACTTGGGTACATTGGCTGGTGGTACTGGATACACTACAGCAACTGGTGTTGCTACATCATCATCTGGTTCAGGTTCAGGTGCTACACTTAATATTACAGCATCTGGTGGAGCAATCATTAACGTTTCTGTTAATAATGCTGGTTCTGGATATGCTATTGGTGAGACATTGACTATTACTAACGCTAACGCAACTGGTATTAAGACTCTTGGTTCTATTGCTACTGCTGGTACAGGTTATTCTGCTGGAACTGGTATTGCAACAACAGGTTCTAATACATCTGCAACTGTAGATATCACAGTTGATGGTAACGGTGCTGTAACTGGAGTAACAATTAATGATGATGGTACTGGTTATGCTGCTTCTGATACAGTTACTATTGTTAATGCAAATGCAACTGGAGTTAATACTCTTGGTTCTATCAGTGCTGCTGGTACTGGATATACTGAGGGTACATTCAACAACGTTGCTACAACCTCATCTGGTTCTGGTACAGGATTGACACTTAACATCACTGTTGATGCAAGTGGAAATGTTACTGCTGTTGCAGTTAACACTGATGGTTCTGGTTATGCAAACTCCGAAGTTATAACTATTGTAGGTGGTAATGGTGATGCACAGACTTCTGTAGCTGCTATACACGGCAACAGTTGCACAATTCCAGTATCAGCCATCCACGGTAATGGTTCTTCATTGAACACTGCTGCAGTATTTGTTAATGCAACCTTCACACTATCTGACATCGCAACGATGGAAGTTGGTGCAACTGTTACAGGTGGTACTTCAGGTTCGACAGGAGTTATCACTGCTCTAGGTGCTACTTCAGTCACCGTTGATAATGTTGACGGATTCTTCAAGAAGGGAGAAACCGTTGGTGCTAATGATGTTACTAACTTGACTATCCAATCATTCGCTTAAGATAAATGTCAGCTACAAGACCAGCTAGTAAAACTGAAATAAAAAACTATGCTCTTCGCAGGTTGGGATATCCTACGATAGACATTAACGTTGCTACTGAGCAATTAGATGATCTGATTGAAGAAGCAATAGATTATTATCAAGAATACCATTACAATGGAAGTTATAAAACTTTCATGAGAGTTGAAGTTACACAGGGAATGTTGGATCAAGGACAAGGATTTACTCAAGAAGGTTCTACAGATTGGTATGGTGCAGATAATTATATTGATACACCTCCAGGCGTTTTAAACATTAATCATGTTTATACCAATATTGGTATGTCAAAGATGTCTAGTGGTAATATATTCAATATTAAATATCAACTTTTCTTGAATGATATCTACAATATGACACATGGTCGTATCCTACATTATTTTATGACTTCTCAATATCTTGAGACTTTAGATTGGGTAACCAACTCTCAAGCAAATCGTAGAATTAAATGGAACGAATTGCAAGGTAGACTTTATATGGACTTTGATTGGAAAGATATTGAAGTGGGTGATTACATTATGGTTGATTGTAATATGCGTCAAGACCCAGAAACTTATACTTCAATGTATAATGATAACTGGTTGAAGGATTATGTGGAAGCATTATTCCAACAACAGTGGGGTCGTAACTTAAGTAAGTATGATGGCATTCAAATGTTGGGTGGTGTAACACTCAATGGTCGTCAGATCTTAGAAGATGCATCTACATTTAAACAGGATCTTGAAAAAGAAATTCGTGATCGTTATGAATTACCACCTATGGATTTAGTCGGTTGATATGGCATATTCTAATACACCAGCACAGGATTACGTTCAGTCGGACTATAGTAATTCTGCCAGATTGAATATTAATGGTTCTGCTCAAGAGCAGAAGTTCATGGAAAATCTAGTTGTAGAGAGCATTGAAATTTACGGGCAAGATATTTACTACGTGCCGAGAACTGTGGTCAACCGTGATAACGTCTTCGGAGAGGACTCTGATGGCAAATTTGAAAGTGCCAAAGCCATTCGTGCCTATGTCAATAATGTTGAAGGATGGGAAGGACAAGGCGAACTTCTTACGAAGTTTGGAATCCGCATCGAGGATAAGACAACGTTTATATTCTCCCGTGAAAAATTTCAAGAAAAAGTTGATGACTCGACTGTACTCAATGTCGAAGGAAGACCCAACGAAGGGGATCTAATTTGGTTTCCTATAACTAAACATTTATTTGAAATTATGTTTGTAGAAGTTGAGAAACCCTTCTACCAACTAGGAAAAGGATATGTATGGGAATGTCAATGTGAGCTCTTTGAATACAGTGACGAAGAGATTGACACTGGTATTGCTGCTCTTGATGCTATAGAGACTAACTTTGCTAATGCTATTACAGTTGGTCTTGTTGCTGGTGGATCAGGAGACTTTACTGTTGGTGAGACTGTAACTGGTGGAACATCTAATGTTACTGCTGAAGTTAAGTCTTGGGATTCTGGTACAAGGACACTTATTGTTATTAATCGCTCTGGCACATTCTCTGTTCCAGAGACAGTGACAGGCGGTACTTCAAGTGCATCTTGGACAACTGCTACATATAATACGATAGATAATAAAAATATTGCCTACGATCAAAATAATGATTTTGAAACTGCTGACAATGATATTATCGACTTCTCTGAATCTAATCCATTCGGTACTGTTGGCTCAATTACTGATACTACAATCTAATGTTAGGAACTTATAGTTATCACGAAATATTTCGTAAGACCATTGTTGCTTTTGGTACAATGTTTAATAACATTGAACTAAGGAGACAAGATGAGGTTATGAAGGTACCATTGGCATATGGTCCTAAACAAAAATTCTTAGCAAGATTAGATCAGAATCCAGATCCAACAAATAAGAGAGTGCAGATAACTTTACCTAGAATCTCATTTGAGATTAATGGTATTACATATGATGCACAGAGAAAAGTATCTCCAACTCAAAAGATTAAGATAGCAACTAATAGTGATAACTCAAAATCAAAGATGGTATTCATGCCAGTGCCATATAATATTGGATTTGAATTAGCAGTCATATCAAAGAATCAGGATGATGGATTGCAGATTATTGAGCAAATACTTCCTAATTTTCAACCTCATTATAACTTGCCAATTAAATTATTAACTGAGATGAATGAGATAAAGGATGTTCCTGTTATTTTAAACAGTATAGATTATGAGGATAGTTATGAAGGTGAGTTTGCTACTAGACGAGCAATCATTTATACTATGAGTTTTACTGCTAAGACTTACCTATACGGTCCTGTTACTGAAAGTAAGATCATCAAGAAGACTATTACTGACATGTATGCAAGTACTAATGTTGGTACTGCACCAAGAGATGTCAGGTATACAATTCAACCAGATCCTATTACAGCAGATGCTGATGATGATTTCGGATTTGGTATTGTTGATGAAGACTTTACAGATAATAAGAAACGTAATCCTATAAGCGGTGCAGATGAGGTAATTCCATAATGAGTGCATACGATGGTTTAGATGATGTTTTTAATGTGGATCGACCTGCTCCAGTAGAGAAGGTTGTAAAACCATCATTGAAAAAAAGTGAAGAAGGAGATGTAAGACAGGACTATGAGGTTAGTCGTGCTCAACTACATAATCTTGTAATGAAAGGACAGGAGGCAGTAGATGGTATACTTGACGTTGCGAGAGCAAGCGATCATCCAAGAGCTTATGAGGTGGCAGGGCAACTTATTAAAAACGTCGGGGATGTAGCAGATAAGTTGATTGATCTTCAAGGTAAGATGAAAGAGCTTGATAAAGAAGATAAGAAAGGACCATCAACGGTTAACAATACAATGTTTGTAGGTAGTACAGCAGACTTACAAAAGATGCTTAAGAAGCAAAAAGAGATAAATAATAACGACACGAAATAACAAGACATGACAGTTCTTAATGTATTAAGTACTAATTCAGTAGCCGCTGGTGCTTCTGAATATCAAACAGTACAAACAGGATATTATAGAGTTGGTTCTACAGCAGGTGCTGCTACTGTTTCTTTTAACGGTGGTCCTGCAATAACTTTAGTACAAAACGAATTTATTCTTATCAAGGGTGGGAAACCTGGTCAAGCAAAAATAGTTAAAGCAATTGATGATTCAACTGCTGACTATTACGTTGGTGAGCATATTCAAGATTCATCTTCAAATCACCCATTCTCTGTGGGAGATTTTATTGCGATTGTAGATGACTCTACTTCTCCAGGAATTGATAGTAACTTCCTTTCTGCTGGCACTGCTGGTAAAAAGATTACTGCAATTTCAACTATGAATAACATACTAACTACTGATGTAGATTCTTCTAGTGCTAGTGCTGATTATACTTGGTCATCTGGTCCTAAGGCAAGAATTCAACGTGCTGTTAAAATTACTGCAGCAACAAATGTAGTGATAGTAGAAGAAGTACAAGTAGTAGGCGGTTAAATGGCTGAAGGTTTTAAGTCTGATATTCCACCCGCAATTAATCAAACCGCTAAGAAATATATTAGAGGTATGATGAAGGGTAAAAGACGTTGGTCTAAGTTATACGGCAAACGTGATAAGGAAGTCATGCATAAAACTGCTAATAAAATGGCACTTAAAGATAATCTGAAAGTTATGTATTACAAAGATTTCATAAACTTGGTTGAAGGTAATCCTACTTCAAGGATGCTTTCAAAAGCAAAGTCTAAAACTACTGGAAATATTTCTGCTGATCGGGGAACCGATGAAAAGAAAAATAGAGCAAGTAGGAAAAACCTTGAGAAAGATCTCAAGAAAAAGGGCATTGGTTACAAGAAGGGAGTCGGGGAATATAAATATTCATCAGGTGAAGGCACTGGACGTGAAGTCTCATACCAAACCTCTCCAGGTAAGGGAATGAGTAAGCGTCGCTTTGGTAAAGTTATGCGACGATTGGGTCGCAAACATGGACAGGAAAGTGTTATAACTAAGAAGGCAGGTAAGCCTGCTAGATTACATGACACCGAGTCTAAGAAACCAGGCAAGTCAGATAACATTGGTAAGACTAAAGCTGGTAAGCATCCTGGTGGACATGGAGAAACCTCTGGTACCAAAGTAAGGAGTCAGAAGTTATCTAAGAAGACCAACAAACCAAGTTATCACTATGGCTGAAGAAAGAAGAAAGGTGTGTAAGTTCTGTGGACTTAAAGCACCTCTTGGTCACCCAAGACCATACACATGGATAGAGAAACACGAAAAAAATTGTGCTTTCCGCACTAAATAAAAAAGGAGTTTATTATGGGGCAATTACATATGAGAGAGCAATTACTACGTGCTATGTTGGCACACGCTCAAGGTGAAATTGAAAAGCATAAGGCAAACGTCAATGTTTACCTAGAACATCCAGCAGGTATTGGAGAACATTCTGATATCACCGAAGCTATTGGTCAAGAGCTCGATAAGATCTCAAGGTACCATGATCAAGTAGAAGTTATAAACAAGTATTTTAGAGGACCATCGCAAATCAATTCTTGAAGGATAAGAAAGCAGCAAAGCTATTAATTAAGAGAGCCAAAGAACATCCTGAGCAGTATACTAAACAAGAAGTTTACTATGCCAAGCAGGTTAGGAAAGCCTTAAAAAAGGCAGCAACGGATACCAAACAGGAATAAATACTTACGTCATTTGGCACAGTGGAGTTGAAACTATCATGTCCCACTATACGGTTGGCTACCACGATACAAGCCGCAATCACTATGAAATTTGTGAGTATGCTAATGATGCATACGAAGCAATAGAACATTCAAAGGAGGATGTCCCTGGATTAAGGGAGCATCCTCATTTTATTGACTACTGCACTATGGGGATGGAGCTATGAGCCGCATCACTAAGAATAAGCACGAGATAATGTGGTGGATGAGTCGTCTCACCATCATGGGCACATCTCTAGGGTTAGCTGTTAGATTAGCAGCAGAAGCATATGCATAGATAGTATACAATGTAATTTATTATGACTGATCTGTGGTCAGGATATAGGGAAGCAGTATTTGATACCTTCCCTGACCTGAAATTTGAATCCAATCATGCAACTTGGGAGAATAAGAAAGGTACTAAGTTAACTGCTGACTTATACAGTGGTAAGTACTTTATCAAGTCTAGGCATGTAGATATATGGGACGGGAAGAATCTTAATATTCATAACAATATAATTTATCCTAAGACACCACAAGTAGGGGAGGAGATAATCCCTTGCTTTGGTATGGATTTGATGGGGTTTAGTGAGAAGAAAGTTATAATAGTATTTGATTTCCAACATCCAACAGAGAATTATTTGTATGAGGTAGACAGTCTACCATATGCAGAGAAAGATTATAGATTCTTTGAGAAGGGTAATCATTTCTCAAAAAATATTTACGTTAGATACTGTAAGGCATCAGAGGTAGACGATTATCTACCAATGTTTAAGACATATTTACTGTGGTATAAACATCTAATAGATGAAGGGAAACCTACTGGAGAAGATGGTAACTACTATCATGACTTTGATAAGTATATGATAAAATTAGACCCTATCTCAGGGTATTTGGGTAGTGCCTTCGGTAAAGAAGAGTCGGAGAAAATAATCAGGGAATTCTTTTTTAGTTATGCGTGACTTAGTATATGATATTAGATCACTGATAGAGGATATCATTGAGAGGATACCTGATGTTGAACCATTAGAGAGTCCTCACTCTATAGTTGAGAAGGATGATCTAGTCATTCGTAATACAATGTACAAGTCTCCTGCTCTGAGGAAGATTCATATAGAGGAAGCAGAGATAGGTGGGATAAAGATACTACATTGTGTCATGTTTCCTGATCCTCATTATAATCTACCTATATTCGGGTGTGATATTGTATCAAATGGTAAGGTAGTTACTGCTGCTATAGTTGATGTATCACCTGTACATAATGCAGATCAAGAATTTTATAGAGAGATAAGGGAAGTATCTAATAATTTTAATTTTAGTGGTAGGAGACCACTCCCATTGTGGGGTGATGAGATCTTCTCACCTTATTGTAAGTTTACACGTTTGACTGAGGAGATTGATAAGGCAAACTTCTATTGTATTGTTATGCATTATCTTGGTATCTTCCGTCATTACGTTGAGATTGCTACTAGAGATACCTTCTGGGTTAATACTATGAGGAGACTTGATGATCAGATATGGTACTGTGAAAGTCAGAAGAAGAATGATAAGACACGTGGTATACTAGAGAAATGGTTCGATAAAGAATGGACAGATAAGTATATGAATGAAGTCTTGTTTGACCCACCATGTCTGAAGTAGTCTGGTCTGTTAATATTATGTGTGGCATCCTTATATTACTGGTGGGTGTCGCACTCGTATACATATTTAAGTATGACGAATGGTACCCCAATGGGAAAGATGACACCACCGTCGAGGAAGAGTTGCTACAACTTCCGAGTGACGGAGATAGTAAAAGTAGTTGATGGAGATACCATTGACGTAGTAATAGACTTAGGATTTGATATCTATAAGCATGAACGTGTACGTATTGCTGGTATTGATACTCCTGAGAAGAGGACTAGAGATCTAGAAGAGAAGGCACTAGGAATAGATGCTACTAACTGGATGAAAGGTGTCCTAGAAGATACAATCCAGGGAGAGCATGAACTTACCATTAGAACCGAACTTAAAGGTGGCATGGGTAAGTATGGTAGGCTTCTTGGTTGGTTATACGTTGGCGATGCTGAGACATCACTTAATGAACAGATGATTGCTGAGGGATATGCTTGGGAATATGATGGAGGTACTAAGAATAAGAACTTCCAAGAACTCAAAGACATCCGTATTGCACAAGGTACATATCAAGGAGACATTGAATATCCTGACGGTACACACGAAATAAATGGCTGATAATCAGATCTATCTCGGTAACCCGAATCTAAAAAAAGCAAATGTAATGACAAACTTCACACCTAGACAGGTGAAGGAGTTTGTTAAGTGCAGCAATGATCCAATCTATTTTATACGTAAGTATATTAAGATCGTGTCTCTGGATGATGGTGTCATCCCATTTGATATGTACGATTTCCAAGAGGAAATGGTTACAAGTTTTCACGAGAATAGATTTAATATAGCAAAGTTACCTCGTCAGTCAGGTAAATCTACTGTTGTTACATCGTACCTATTGTGGTATGTAATTTTTAATCCAAATGTCAACGTCGCAATCCTCGCAAACAAAGCTCCCACTGCTAGAGAGATGTTGGGACGTTTACAGCTCAGTTATGAGAACCTTCCTAAATGGATGCAGCAAGGTATTATTGGTTGGAACAAGGGGTCAGTCGAATTGGAGAACGGATCTCGTCTCCTTGCTTCATCTACTTCTGCTTCTGCTGTTCGTGGGATGTCCTTTAATATTATCTTCCTTGATGAGTTTGCGTTCGTTCCGAATAATATTGCTGAACAGTTCTTTGCTTCTGTTTATCCTACTATTTCATCTGGTAAATCAACAAAAGTTATTGTCATCTCTACTCCTCACGGAATGAATCTTTACTATAAGATTTGGCACGATGCAGAGAGAGGAAAGAATGAATATGTACCAACAGACGTTCATTGGTCTCAAGTTCCAGGAAGAGATGCTGAATGGAAAGCACAGACTATTGCAAACACATCTGAACAACAATTTAAGATTGAGTTTGAATGTGAGTTCTTAGGATCTGTTAATACTCTTATTAATATTAATAGAATTA